AAAGCCAGTGCCTCAAGTCCGTCGCAGGTCGAGAAGCGTCACGAAATTATGATGGGCGACGTACTGGGCCTTGCAGGTCCGGGCGTGAAAATCGCGGGGTTCTGTACCTGCACGATCATCTACCAAAATGATCTAGCATCCCGTGTACTCAACCAGACATATAGCCCCGACTGGGCAGGTTCTACTATCTCGATGGTCAAGTCGTGGCCGACATGGATGGACGGCTGGGACCAGTACAACGATATCCGTGTTGACGAGCTAGCCAGTGAGTCTCAACCAAAAGAGTCTCTGAAATTCGTGCGTGTAAACTATGATCGCTTGCACGAAGGCTCAGAAATGTACTGGGAGGAACGCAAGGGTCCACGTGACGTGTCAGCACTACAGCACGCTATGGACTTATACTTCCGCGACCAAGGCGGCTTCATGGCTGAGTACCAGAATGCCCCTGAGTCTCTTACGCATGCAGCACCTTACTCATTAGACGCTGAGCTTTTGGTACGCCGTATCACGGCACTCCCGAGAGCAAGAGTACCGATTGAGACTAAGCAAATTACAGCGTTCATTGACGTACAAAAGGACCTGCTCTATTACACAATCGTAGCGTGGACTGCTCAAGGTAGAGGCTACGTTATCGACTATGGTGCCTGCCCCGATCAAATGCGTAACTACTGGTCGAAGTCATCCATTGCCAGCAAGCTAGTTGATACCTTTGGTGGTGACCTAGAGTCCTATCTTCGTGGTGGGCTCAATACGCTAACCCGAGCAATACTAGAGAATGACTACCATGCAGAGGATGGCAGCATCCACCAAGTAGCTAAGCTCGCAGTAGATTGCCGGTGGGGTGAGTCTACTACGATCATACGTCGCTTTGTCCGAGAGTCCCCACATCGGGCTCGTATGGTGCCTTCTATGGGTGTGTTCATAGGTGCCAACTCCAAAGAGTGGCAGAAGATTAAGATAGACCGCAAGGACAAAAAAGGCGTGAACTGCAAGCTGGTTACGCCCAAAGAGTCTGGCAGCAAAGAAATGCTCTATGACACAAATTTTTGGAAGTCCTACGCTGCTGACCGTCTCGTTTGCGACACTGAGAATAGCAGAGCCATCGTACTCTTTGATGCACAGGTACACGTGCACCGTATGTTCTGCGAACACTTAGCCTTCGAGAAGTGCGTATCAGTCACGGGCAAAGGCGGCAACACCGTCACCGAGTGGAAGCAAGCCCGATCCGGTGGCACGACCGAAAACGACTACTTCGATTGTCTCGTCGGCAACTGTGCTCTAGCAAGCATTCTCGGCGTTGCGACACACGATGGCGGAAAGACAATTAGCCCAACGTCGGCTAAATTATTGGAAGTGATGAAAAGCAAAATAACTAAGAGAGGCTTTAACAGCAGATGAACCAACCTGACATAGACCTCACTAAAGGTTTGGCTTGCCCCAAATGTGGTTGCATCGAGTCCACACGGATTCAACGAACTATGTTGGAGTTTGAAGCCAAACGCCGTTATCGGAAGTGCATAAAGTGTGGAAACACGTTCGTGACCCAGGAATTTATTCAGATTCCGTTCAAGATTCCCAAGAAAGTTAAGAAAAAACCCTAATTGTTTCCATTAGTGGAAACTGTAGGTGTTTGCACTGCTACAAGAAAAGCTCTATATTTCTTGAATGGCAACCCCAATTAACGACACAACAGTGGTAACTTCCTCGGGCAGTTCTATTGCAGAACTACTAGCCCTCATGGGGCCTATTCGCGTTGAAGGTGACCAAGGGGCATGGACTGGGCATTCTTTGCCTAACGTCATTGCCGCCGCCGACTGGGAACGCAAAAACAAGGCCATGAAAACCAAAGGTGGTGTAGCTGCCGTTCTCAGGACCATTGGCGGGCATCGCTTGGTAGCTCACGATGGAAGGGCATCAGGTTGGTAATAGATAAGATTCGTGCAGCTATCCACCGCATGACATCGCCCGTCTATGTTGAATCGACGGCAGCGGGCATGGGTCCACCTGCCCTTGATGAATTACGTCAGTCGGTACGCAAGCACATTCGAGCTTCGTATGACTCTGTTGCAAGGACACCTGAAAATACTAGGCACTGGATGTGGACAGATGTTTTATCTGCCGATGCCTCTCTTAACCCCGATGTGCGTAAGTCAATTCGTTCGATGGCTCGCTATGAAGTGAACCAGAACAACAGCTACGGTGTGGGTATAGCCCAGACACTAGCTAACGACACAATCGGGACAGGGCCAAAACTGCAATTGCAGTTCGCTGGTAACCAACTGAATGACGAAATTGAGCGTCAGTGGAACTACTGGTTTGAAGCAGTCGATTTGCGTCAGAAGTTGCAGACGATGCGACTTGCAAAGATGGTTGATGGTGAGGCCATAGCCAGGGCAGTAACAAACGTCTACACCGGAGAGCCGGTGACACTAGATTACCAGTTGATCGAGTGCGACCAGTTGACTACGCCTAATCTAAATACAATCTTGCGTCCTGATTATGTTGACGGCATCCACCTAGATCGGTTTGGGAACGCATACGCCTATGACATACTTAAAAGTCACCCAGGTAGCGACTACTGGACGAACCGGCAGTGGGAATACAACACCTACACTACCGCACAAATTATCCATATCTTCCGGCAAGACCGCCCAGGACAGCATCACGGAGTTAGCGAGTTCGCTGCGGCTTTGCCGCTATTTGCTTTCTTGCGACGATTCACGCTGGCTACAGTAGCCGCTGCTGAAACTGCTGCGAGCGTCTCGCAAGTTATCGAAACTGACGCACCAATCCCAGAGGAACTAGAAGCAGATTATGCAGCATCTACGTTCGAGAAATTCATGGAAGCAATTCCAATTGATCGAAACTCGGCAACGGTGCTACCGAATCAATGGAAGCTCAGGCAGTTCTCGGCTGAGCACCCTACGACAACCTACCGCATGTTCAAGCAAGAGCTAATCAACGAGATAGCCCGTGTGGTTAATATGCCTCGCAACATCGCTGCGGCTGACTCGTCTGATTACAACTACGCTAGTGGTCGGCTTGACCACATGACCTACCAGAAGTCAGTAACGATTGAACAGTCGTACTTTGGCATGAAGGTACTCGACAAGATGTTCGCTGACTGGCTGCTAGAAGCCGCCGTAGTCGGTGAGCTAACCTCTGATACAACTAGCTTGGTACTGGACCTAAACGATAGATACGGTCGAATGGGCATGGTTCGTAGAGTACCACATGCTTGGTATTGGGATGGCTTCAAAGATGCAGACCAGACCAAAGAAGCTGACGCACAACGCACTAAGCTAGCCTCTGGCACTACTCACCGAGGGGCCGAGTACGCTGCAAAGGGGCTAGACGTAAACGTAGAGGACATGAAAGCGGCTCAATCTTTCGGTATCACTGTAGACGAGTACCGAGAGCTAGTAGGCACTGCAATTTTTAAGAACGGGAACGCAGGAAATGACAAACAATCAGCAACTACGCCGCAACCGGCAGACACGCAAAGCAATTAAAGCATCGGTAGCCGGTGTTGACATTGTTTTTGCTGCCGGTGTAGCCGACATCGTAGCATCCGTACTTGGTGGCATCCCTGCTATCAACGTGAATGCCTACGGTGGCGGTAAGTTACGCTTGGGCAATTTCCCCAATCCTGTCGTTATTGACATGAAAGGTGTAAAAGCGATGGGCGAACAGCTACCGCTTTTGCGTGACCATGATACAAAGCGTCCAATCGGCCACGGTGCCCCAGTAATCTCAAGTGAGAACTTGAAAATTGCAGGGCACCTGTCCGTTGAGGGTGAAGATAGCAGCAAAATAGTCGCTGCTCAAAAGAACGGCTTCCAATGGCAGGCCAGCATTGGTGGGAGCATCCCGAATACTCGGACAGATGTTAAAACCGTAGAGGCTGGTGCTAAAGTGATGGTTAATGGTCGAGAGCATGTTGGTCCCTTGCACGTTGTAAGGGCTTTCCTTTGGAAAGAAACAAGTTTAGTGGCTTTGGGTGCGGACGAAGAACGAGCAAGTGCCTCGATTGCTGCCGCACATAATCCGAAACGGGGTGTTTTGATGAACGAATTTGAAAAGTGGTTGTCGGCTTGTGGTATTGATTCGTCTACGTTGGATGATTCCCAAGTTACAAATCTCCGTGGTGCCTTTGAAGCAACACAAAAGCCTACACCAAGCATGCCTAGCAGTGACTCGCTAGTGAACGCAGCAATTCAGTCAGTACGAACGGAAACCGTTCGTCTGGGTCGTGTTGACCGCCTGTTTTCGAGCTTCAAGGATACTATCAAGGCATCCAGCGAAATCGACGAACTGCGTACCAAGGTTATCGAGGGCACAATCTCTGAGGACTCGGCACACTTGCAACTATTGCAAGCATCCCGAGCAACCGCAACGAGCAACGTAGCGGGCAAGGCTAGTGGGCGTTCGCTCGATGCTATCGCTATCGAAGCATCCGTGTACCGCGAAGCTGGTTTGAGCAACGACGAGTCAGTAGAAGCTCTAGTAGCAGTCGCCGGAACCCGTGAGAATGCTATCCGAGCAGTCGATATGGCTCAAGGCACCGAGTACAATCGCGGAACGGCTCTTAGCCGCATCATTTCTGCCGCTTGTGCTCAGTCCGGTCACTACTACAACGGACGACACGAAAACGCCGAAATCGAATGTGCAATGCGGCATTCGCAGAACATTCAGGCATCAGATGGTTTTTCGACCATTAGCCTACCCGGTATCCTCGGTCGAACAGCAAATAAGGCTATGCTTGCGGCTTACGCAGAGGCACAATCCGCTGGTGTTATGACTAATATCGCGTCTGCGACCAACACCCCAGACTTCAAGAAGTTTGACCGCTACCGGATGACTGAAACAGGCATCATGGAGCAAGTCCCTGCTGCCGGTGAAGTCAAGTTCGGTACGTTGACTGAGAACGCTTACGAAAACCAACTCAAGACCTACGGCAAGATCATCAGCATCAGCCGCACGATGATCTACAACGATGACTTGCATGCCTTCTTGCAAGTCCCACGTATGCTGGGTCGTCAAGGCTACCATGCTCTTGAGCAAATCGGTATCGCGTTATTGGTCAATGCCCCTACCGCTGCCGGTGCAGGAACAACTGAGTTCTTCCACGGTGCAGTTCGCAACGTCAATGACCAACCGAATTATTTTGAAGGTTCTACATCGGCTTTGTCGATTGACTCGCTTGAAGTTGCCTATGAACTGTTCTTAAACCAAACAGACAGTAGCGGCAAGCCAATCATGCTCAACCCAGCTATCCTGCTAACTTGCACAGGCGATGCAATCACTGCACGCAAGCTGTTCAAGGACACAGAGT